AATGTTGTTTCCTGCCCCTAGAAGGCTCCTATCGAACAATGCAGCATGAATGTAGGTAAGGCCAGCGCGAACAACCACAAGGTCGGTGCCTGCTGTGCCCCTATCACCGTCTGCAAGGTTAGCCGTGCGAATACCAGACTCATTGCTTTCCAACGCGCTTGTGCGCCTTACGCAATAGCAATTAGTTTCTTTGTCAGCAATGGAAGTTTGCCCGCCACCTTGCACTTCAACGTAATAACCGTCACGCTTGTCGAATGCACCAAACTTCTTAATGTCAGTGTAGTCCGTAGTAATATTTACTCTCGTGCCAAACGTAGCAGCGCTCACTCGTCCTGGCTGATAACGGAAGAAACGCTTGCTGCTTAAAATTTGATAGTTATTAGTAACGGCAGTGCCAACGGTAATCTTTGCTGCACTTTCAGAAGCAATGTGGCTAGTAGTACCACCTCCTTCGCTTTGCCATTCATTAGGGTTAATATCGTAAGTGGTAACGTCAGCAAAGATGCCAAGTGCAGTCTCTGCGCGAGGAATACCAAGCAAGCTCAAGCTAACTTCACTAATCTGCTGGTTCTGCACCACCACTGGCACGGCTTCTTGATCAGAAGCAATAACCACTGGCAGGCTTTTTTCTGCAAGCTGAGGGCCAGGAGGAATGGGCGCAGTCCGACCAACTGTTACAACACTTACGCCTTCTTTCAACTCAGCCATAATTCCTCAAGGAAAACAATTGGAAAAAGTGGTGCCAACAAAAACGCTACCAGCTACCACTGTATCTTGCTTTAGTCTATAAACGCTACCGCCTGGTGCGGCATCGGTAATACCAGAAAGAGAAGCAATGGTAAAAGAATATGGTGGTGCGTAAGTAATGTTAGTTAAATTGGTGTAAATACGAGCGCCCGTACCGTTGTAATTAATGGAAGGTTGCGCAGTGCCTTCAAAAAGTACGCGCTCCGTAGCACCAAGCCCATGATTAATTTGCGAGACAAACGTGCCAGCGCTAATGCTTACGAGGTCTGCAATTTCTTCTTTCCTTTCAATGCGTAAGTCCCAGCCCAATGCAGAATTTGACAGGAAATCACTAGAGTTTTCAGCGGTATAGGCGGAAGGAAAAAATGCTTGACTGATATTAGCGGGACCAACGCCAGCCGCTGCATCCCAAACCAATGCCGTTTGCGCTGAGCTAAGCCATAGCCTCACAGTGCCATTGCGCAGTGGCTCCTGCTCTTCAATGTTGAGACTGGTTACTTGCTCTACCGTGCCAGAAATTGTATTTTTGAAGATGGACGCACAAACTTGCACATTCGCTAAGTCATATGGCACGCCGTCTGCATCCTGCAAAAGCAAGCTAACGCCATCAAAATAATCCCTGCGCAATAGCCGCAAGTCAATTTGAGGAGCCAAGCTCGTAGCAAGAAACGTGCTCATGTGAGAACTTCGCGATAAGAAAGCATGACGGTGTAAACAGTAGAGCCACTCACCACGGCATTAAGCTTCTCGCTCGTGACACTTTCAAACAAGCCCAGAGGGTTAGCTTGCGTCAAGTTGCCATTAGCTCCCAGATGGAACGGAGGTGTCCTGTCCGCTGTGCCGCCCGTCTGGATCTTTACAGTGCAGCCCGACAGAGAAGTGATGGTCATTGCCATTACACGCAGCTTGCTGCCGCTTACAGCAGTCACCACATCTACGTTGCCACTGGCTGAAACAAAAGCACTCTTCAGTGCATTCGATACCAAATCATTTTGCACCAAATACGGGTCGCCATCGGTGCCAGTGCCAGTGGCCTTTACATAGGCAATATTGCCAGCAGCATCAAGACCAAAAAGATTTGCCATGTCAGATTACGAGAAACAAAAAACGTTGATTTGGAACAATGCTTCCGCTCGCCAATCTAACGTCCTGCGGCAAGGTAAAATCAAAGACCAATGGACTAGACGCCGTTGCAGTGCTATAAGCGTAAGCAGAACGCCGACCATTGACTCCAATTGTAGCTATTCTAATGCGATAAAGACTTTCGCCATCGTAGACGTCAGAAGGAAACTGAATAAAGTTGACATTGGTTTCACCAATTCTTTTCCATTGCTGATCTTCTAGGTCTAAATAATCCACTTCAAAGCCCTTGATCAGCGGATTATTTTGAACAGCGTTCCAGCAAATCGCTGGATTAATCACGTTTAAGATTGAATAGGCCGAATACTGAGGGAAGTCCCAGCTTGCTTCGTAATTAGCCATTACACAGGGGCTCCTAAGACAATGGACGGCGATTGGACTCTTGGTAGTCCTAGTCCCTTGACGGTTGAATTGATGCTTTGCTGCAGGATTGTACTTTCGTCAGTTTGAAGAAACTTCTCTTCGTTATATAGCGTTGCAAGTACGGTCATCATGCCTTCGTCTTCATTAACAGCCACCACTCTAAACAGTCGCACTCCGTCTGAATTTTCCTGCAACACCCATGGCGCCCCTACTACTACGTCCTCTGCCAAATTAGTTATCAATGGAATTGTGCTAGTGCTGCCTGAAAGCACAGGAAGCGGCTTGGTTTCTACCACGCCACTAGCATTCATCACTGAAAGCTCATAGGAAGATGCTAGAGCAAAAACAAATGGAGAGTCAATGGTGATGCCCGAAGGTGTAGATGCCACCACTCTTCCGCCATAGCGCTTGCCCCCTTTTGATGGATCTGCCACGCCAATAATTTCCCCTGGCAAAACAAAATTACCTTCAGCACCCAGCTTGAAAGTGACTGTTTCCGTTTCTAGCTGATCAGTTAGCAGCAGCCATCGCCCAAGTCTTTGCGCTTGCCCTTGAGAAGTGGTGCCAAATGCTCTTACTTCCTTCTCGTGGTAGCCATAGCGCAACAGTCCAAGCCTGTCCTCCACGTATTCAATCTTGACTTTATAGCGATCCTTGGGGTCGTTCCAGCTAACCAAAGCGACGGTCTTGCGAGCCTTTCTTGCCGTGCCTTCATAGAGAAAGGGCGGCTCAGAAGTGCGGCCATCATCTTCTGTTTTTTGATATACATTGGCAGGAGAGTAAACCTTCGTGATGGGCTTGGGCTTGTCCTGAATGGCGACAATAACTCCTTCGCTGAAATAAAGCATTCCACGGAATGACGCGGCTAAGGAATTCAACACTTCATAAGCTTCCCCGCGATCATTGATGTAACCATTGAAAGTCAAGCGTGGCTCCATGCCGCCCCTGCCATCTGGAACGGTTTCGTCGCAATATTGAGCAATGGCGAAAAGGCTATAGCGATCAATGTTGGCTTCAGCAATAAATTGCCCACATCCATAACGTGAATTAGTAAGCAAGTCGTAAAAAATCCATGCAGGATTATCAGTCCAATCAGTCTTAAAAGTGCCGTTCCAAATGCCCGAATACACGCGAGTGTAAGGGTCGTAATTAGTAGGAATTTTTACTTTCATGCCAAGCAAATCCACTGCTATCTTGGGCACCGCTGTAAAGTTTTCCGCGCCTACTTTTATTCCCAGCAATGAAGTGTTGGGGTAGCGATATGCCTGATCGTAAATACCAATAATGGCCCGCCATAGAAGATCATTTTGAACCTTAACGCTGTCAGAGTCTGCTGTTTCCCTAGATAAAGTAATCACCCATGGGCCGTTTCCTGTCAATTTATATTCATATTCGTAATCAAAAGGACCAGAACTTTTGCCTTCAATGGTCTGAAGCTCGTTAATAATTAACGACCCGCCTTCTGGTCTAATTTGGATGCGGAATTCTACTTTCGTGCCTTTGCTGTTTCCCTTGCTATCAGTGCGGGTGAGAGCTGCCACTCCCACTCTTAGGCGAATGCGATCAAAGTCTGAGGAGGTGGTCACGCGAGTTGTGGCACCAGCGGCTTGAGTGAGGCGAGTACCCACTGCTTGTTCCACTCTTACATCATCAAAGCATGGCATTGCAGACTGGTCTTGCGTGCCCACGCGATAATCAACCACTAATGAATTAATAGATTGCGTTTGACGAGCTGTTTGAGGATTTGGATTATCTATGTAAGTTGTACGACTAAAAGACGTACCAGGATTTGCCTTGCCAGTGGGCACTTCGCCTTTGCCATTGGCGCTGGCACTACTAAAAGTAGTAATTTGTTCTATTTCAAAATTGTAATCACCTAGGGCATTTTTAATTGGTACATCATCCAAGAATATTTTTTTTAGCGGATCTTCATTATCTAAAAAGCCTTTTATTTCTCCTTCCGAAAGAATAGAAACAGTTGACGATTGAGCGCGACTTTTGAGGGTGTCAGGGCTTTCTTTGCCGCCACCGCCACCACCTGCGCCTTGGATGGCAACAGACCATCCACCCTCTACCATTTCATAATGTTCCATTATGCGGGCACTTGATAAGTGGTGACAGACGAAGAGATAAGAGCTGGAGACGTGGCCAGATAGCGACCATAAATCAATGGCACTGGAGTGCCTTGTACGCTGGTTTCTGCTGCCTGATCAAACAGAAAGCTTTCCTCTCTTCCTCCGTCTTTAGGCGTGGGCGTGAGCAGCTCTGCAATGCCAGTAAATAGCAATGTTGCGCCAAGTTTGAAAAGAATCATGCTTCCTGCTGCTGTAAAGGCAGGGACGGCGGCGGCTGTACTAGTGGCGGCGAGTCCTGCTACGCCAGCAAAAGCCCCTGCACCAAAGCTTACAAAAGACAATGCAATTAGGCCCACTCCTAAAAGAATTTTACCCGCAGAGCCTCCTCCCATTACCATTGGAGCAATAATAAGTCGCTTGCAAGGCATCACGGCGTTTTCATAAGCCATGCCCTCAGGATCATCATCTACCAGTTTGAAAGCTACATTCCGCTCATGAGCCTCGCACAAATATTGCTTGAACCCCGCCAATTGATTGGACAACGCAGAAATCACTTCACGAGGGCTTTCGGCCACAAACTCATAGTGGCGACCAAACTTCTGGCCAAGGTCTCCCAAAAGCTTGACTTGCATCAACATGTCACAGTAGCTCCTTATGCCGCAACACCTTATTGGTATGCTTTGCCCAATACCCACCATAAACGTTCTCTTCAGAAAAACGATCTAAAAGATGGTGATAAAAAATATTACGAGAAGGATTGACGAGCACTCCCGTGTGATTGGGAAAGGGAGACTGCAACTGCATCAACAGCATGTCCCCTTTTCTTTCGGCTTCCTCCACTTCGACAAAACCTTGATCCTTGACGTTCTTTTCAAACATGCGCCACTCTGGGCTTGTCCATTCAAATTCTGCACCACGATTGTAGTCTGCTAGTTGAATATTAAATTCACGCTTGTAAAAGTCCCTAAACAATGAATAGCAGTCGTAAATGCCATACACCCATGGTCTCCCTAAAAAAGGAGCATTTCCAGACGCATCCGCATATGACCATTCACTTGTCCCCAAGCAGAACAGCACCCATGGCACGTGTGAAGCTTTGCAGCCCTTGACATCTTCAAAACTAAACTTCG